GGTATCAGGGCAATGAACTCACCTATGTTCAAAGATTTGAATAAGCGGTGGGAGAAGCTAGGTTATTTCTCTCCAATGGTATCTGAAGCCTCAGACATTATCAGAGCTACCCGTCAATTTGATAAAGGGGCAGTAGCCGCCATTGAAAATGGGCTGGATTCTAGTATTGTTAACATCATGTCGAAACCTGCTGACTATGCAGAATCTCTGACACGAAAGATCGCAATGAACGCGGGCGCGGTGTTAGCCAAGCGTCTGTATCCTGAGCTTGATGATACCGGAGTTACCATCTTTGCCCGTGATTTCATGGACAAGGCTATTGGTAACTTCCATGCATCTCAGCGTCCTGTGCTGTTTCAAGGTACTCTCGGTGTTGCACTCGGTCTGTTTCAAACTTATACGCTTACTCTAGGCCAATCTGTATATAGGCATCTTGAACTGAAGAACTATAAAGCACTCGGTAAAGCGGCTCTTACACAAGCTACAATCTTCGGCGGACAATCGCTGCCAGGCTTCGATCAAGTATCTCACATGATTGGAGACCATTTCAGTGATGATAACTGGGATCTTACTACGGGTACTTATCGCGCAGTTAATGATAAGATGGCAGACTTCATCCTCTACGGGCTGCCGTCGAATCTCGGTCCTGCGCTGAATACTCGCGGTGATATTGATCCTCGTATTCCGCTGGTAAACAATCCGCCTGTTGCCTATAACTTCGTTACCCAGACTATGGGAATGATGGGGCAGGTAGTCAATGCAATGAGCGCTGATAATCCAGATAAAGCACGAGCCCTGCTTCAGGCACTATCTCTTCAAAGTATGTCTAGGCCAGTTGCACGTCTGGCAGAAGTCGGCACAGGCTATTCAATTACTCAGCGAGGTAATACCATTCAAACGCCAGAAGAGGTATGGACGTTTACTGGAATTGCGGCGCGGCTCATGGCTACTCGTCCTCTAGAAGAGCAGAAGCTAAGAGAGGCTGACCACATGAATCACTTCTATCAGGCTTTGGATAGAGATAACCGAGAAAACTTCATTAAGGAGTTGAGGACTTCTATTCGCAATGGCACGCTAACAGAAGAGAAGCTTGCAGAAGTATCAGACGGCTACTTGAGAAATGGTGGAACACCGGCGGGTTGGCGGGCTGCATACAGTACAGCCGCCGCTAGAACGAATGCTCCAGGTAAGGAAGCCTTTATCGACAAGCTAAGACCTGATAGCCCGTTTAATTTCATGGTCAACAATCTTGATTGATTAGCGGATCAAGAAGGTATAAGCCGCAAAAAAGCCCCGTCAGATCGCTCTGTACGGGGCTTTCTTTTTGGTGGAGGGGAAACCCGGTTCTGTAGATTTTCGGGGCTTGAATGGTCGTTTACGCGGTTCCAAGGGGCGGTTACGTGCCCTTTTTGCTCCGAATACCTACTTGACTTCTTCTATTCGTTTCTCTCAGCTTAAGTTTTTTATCGACAGCTACAAGTTCAGGAGCATAGAGCATTGTTTTCTTGATATCGTCAATGGCAGTTTCGGCAGCCTGGCATTGTTTCCTAGCTAGTTCACACTGTCTGTACGCATTACGAATAGCTGCCCGCCTTTCTTCTGATAAAGTAGCCCATTCAGGATCAGCTTCGGCCCAGAGAAGATTCTGCTGGAGTTGGCCTATCACACCTAACAAGGCTCTGCGCTTCCAGTTAAACTGAGCTGCGATCTTTGTAGCATAATTCGGCTTAACGCCAGTCCTGTCGAATACAGGATTATTCCGCATCACTTCTTTATTCGCCATGATTATCTCTGAAAGACATTCTTAGGCGGGTCCATGAAGAAGACTTCACAGTGAGCTTTAGTCAGTGCCAGCGGGTCTAGAGCTACTGCTTGGAAAGTTACTGTCTTTTCAAGATTCCCTAAAATCCAGAATTCCCATTGCATTGCCATAGTATTCTGACGAATACCTGTGAGTTTATTCTTCTTGCACTCGCTAGTATCCCAGAAGTCCGGATGATTCGGACGCTTACTCTTACCCGTTTCAGCATTATGCTTTACAATGGGAGTGTGTATTGCTTTCTTAGTCATAATAGTTACAGCGTAGCTAGATAATGCAGACGGCTAACTCGGAAGCCTGCCGCTCTCATGTGACCACCGCCACCGTATTGTTCCGCGATCTTAGCCACATCGACGCCGTGATCTGTAGAACGAAGAGAGAATACGCGATGTTGTGCAGTATCAAAATAAGAAGCAGCAAAGAGTCTGCCTTCTTCGTAATCATTCGCCATAGCATTACACGCATCTGAGGCCAGGGTGTACGGCAAGTTGGCTACTGGAACAATATAGCCGGCGATATCCATCATGCGCTGTGTAACTGCTAAAAGCTCCTTGATATCCTTGTGATGTTTACGCTCGATAGCCTGCCCGCCTACTGAGAAAGACATGAGATCGGCGCGATTCATGCCCATCAGATCATTCCAAGTATTGAAGTCATACTCATGAGAGAAGACATTAGCTTGGATTTCACGTGTGAGCGGGAGCTTAAACTTCCATAGATCACGATCTTGAATATGCTCCAGAAGAAGCGGAGGATTACAATAATCAGGATGACCGGGACGAAACTCCACACCAGTCTCAGGGTGTCTATTATGAATAAAGTCCCACGCCAGCATCGCGCCACTTCTATCCATATCCACATACACAGTCAGCTTCGAATGCGTGAACAGGTGTGTAAGCTTATCAACAGCACTCTTATGGTGGTCGATAAGATAGACATGATAGGCCCGCTCTAGCAGACTCTGCATGTGCTCAGCGTCATACGAGAAGTCTACTAGATAAACAATGCGATCATCTACATCAGGCAGCGGCTCATTGTACACGCCGGGGTGAAAGTCAAAGACAGTTTCCCAATCTCGTTGAGCATCCCAGAAGCACCANGCNGCTGCGAATCCNTCAGCGCAGTTCTTATGGTAAATAACGAGCGGNTTCTTGTGTTGTTTAAGTTCAAGGGTATTCATTTTGACAATCTCCATCGGGTTNANGATCTTCNTTCCAAACAGGNGAGAGTTANTCNTTCANAGAGATTCCTCTGGCGTTAGCCAATCAGTATCAATTAAACAAGGTTTCCAAGTCGGTGATTCAGCGTGTTTTGTCATGTATCCTGTTTTTCCTTTTATCTGACAGATTTGAATCTTTTCTGCTACTTTCAGATTTTGCAGTATCTCCTGCAATTCTGGCATCTTCGTTATGCTTCGCCCGCAAGCTTTCCAAATGTCTGTAGCACTTGCGGGCAATGTTCGCTTNTTCAGAAACTGTAAGATTTCATTNCTNGCTTCTGCGTATCTACTCTTTCCAAACTCGCCTAGTGCCTTTGGCATCCATCGTTCNGCTCTNGCTAGCATTGTGTTNGCTCTNACTAGNTGCTCTTCATTTACCTCTGTAGATACTTCACCTGCCGCGATTACCATTGCTAGCTTTANCATATGAATATAGCGNCGNTGCTGATAGAAGGCGAAGCGTGAATCGTCTACATGAACTTCGTTATTATAAATTTCCGAAGCTATCCGTCTTGCGTTTGGTGAGAATAGTGCTTCGCCTTTAACATTTTCTTTAATCTCTTTTAGTCTTACAACCAGTTGCTCCTGTGCCAGTGCATCAGGTATACTTGGCCACGCAATCTGCTTCCCTGTAGGCTCAGCGTGTACGAGCAGCAATCTACTAGTAAAGCCAGTCCCAATAACCTCAGGTGGGAACGCAATAGCGAAGGTTTGCGGAGTCGATCCGCCGAAGAGATTAACAGTCGGCTTAACCACACTAACGCTCTTGCCTTGAATCTTGGGGTGCTTGTATTCTGGAGGATTGTCCCAGAGATTTGTAAGGAGGTTAATGAATGCAATATCATTAGGTCCAATGAAATCAACAAACTCTCCCGCGAATATATAAGATTCCGACGGGTCATCAAACGCGAGCGCTTCGAGTTCATCTATTCCATCTCCAGGATCAATATCGAACTGCTTCATATCAATCAAGAAGCGTTCTAGGCTAGTGCGGGATGCTGAGAATCTTGTATATCCGGAAGCTTTTAGCAAGTCTCTACCAATATTCATAGCTGATCCCTTGCGGGTGCCGGGTGTTCCCATCAGCATAATGAATTGGTTAGGGTAGATTATTCCTTTACCGAATGGTAGGTAGAACTGCCTGCCTAAGAGTGTACCGAGAATGCTAGCTAGAGTCCAGCGATGATAGACAGCAGGAGCTTCTTGATTTTCCAGGTCCACATAGGCCATATACTCCGTGAAAAAGTCTGTCATTTATTAGGTACTTTCCAGTCGAATGTACCATTAGGATTTTTTGTATCCCCCTCAGCCCAATTAAGTCCGAACTTAATGTCTACTGGAATACGAAGTATCCTGCCGTGAACAACCACGGGATTGTCCATGCAAGCCAGAATACGTGGAGCATAGTATTCCCGCATTCCAATTCGTATTTGTCCAAAGATAGAATCATGAATCTGGGCCTTGAGTCTGATGTTGCCATTGCCCGGAAGCACAAGCTCGTGATAAACCCGATTGAAGCCACGATCCAGAATAGTAACGCTAAGATTCTGGGGCTGGTGTGCCACGCCGCCACGCAGCATATTGTGATTTGTATTAATATCGCCAAAGAACTTGCGAGTATGGCCCAGTGGAGAAATCAGAAAGCCAGTATTCTTAATCTCATCTTTGATCTCTCCATACCAGGTTCTAATACGCGGGAACGGCTTATGATAAGAATCGAGCAGCATTTGAGCAAAGACTTTAAGATTCATCTCATCACTTCTACCTTTGCGCGGAGTAGGTGTGATGTGAATCTTCAGCTCGTGCGCTGCTTTATAAAGAATCTCTAGACCTTCTTCTACTTCTTTGATGACATTATTGATGAAGGTGCCGGCTCCCATCATGTAGTTTGAGCCGTGGACAATCCGCTTAATTACCTTGTTCCGAAACTCCTTCGTAACCTTTTCATACGGAATTTCAAAGAAGAGTTCACCCAATGTTTTGTAGAAGTCACGGCTAGCATCTTCGAGTGCTTTAATGAGAGCTTCTTCTTGGGCACAGTAGGCAGTAGTCCGTCCTTCAGATTGTTTGTTATCAGCTTCAAACAATTCAAAGCCCTCATCTGCGACGAGCATCGGCTTTGCGTATCCTGGAATATTCTGTATCTGAGTGCCACACCAGAAGCTAGATGCTTTACAAGCTGCTCTTCCTGTTTCTGTTCCAAAAGGATCAAGCGCATATTCGAGTCTTCCATTCTTTTGCAGGAAATCATAATATGTGCCGATCGCTTTTTGGGCTTCGCGATAGTTAATGATATCAGTCGTAAGTCTAGCCAGCAATGGATGCTGTTGCGCCACTGCTTTGAGATTCATCTCATCTGTGCAGGAAGCACTCTTACCTAGCTTCGGCTTCTTCGCTCCGAATACATGATAGATATATTTCTCTATTTGCTGCCATGAGCCAGGATTGAAGTTAGGATCAGCGAATTTTGTTTGAAGTCTGATCTTATTCTCTCTAAGTTTGGCTACAGAAGCCCTTCTTAGCTCAAGTCTTTTCTCTTGGTCAATCTTGATTCCTTCGAAGGAACAGTAAAGAGCAGGATAGACTGTAGGGAACTTTTCTGCAAAATTCTTTCTTGCATACGCAGGTACTCGGCGAAGCTGTTCGATAGCAATACGGGCTGTGCTGTATGTATCTTTGGCATTGTAGTCCCAATACTTCTTAATGTCCTTGGACTTAGAGGCTTCTTCTGCGTCATCTTTCCAGAAGATATAGTCGTATAGCCAGACGGACGCAACAAAGTCCAGAGTCTTAGGAAGCTCTGAAAATTCTGCATGAGCCATGCCCATTGTATCATAGCAGTAATTATTTGGTGGTGCGTGATAGACGATAGAGTGCGTGCAATCATACATGCCGTTGTGCATGATCTTAGGTTGCGGCAACGCATTAGCCTTGCGCATGAATTGCAGGGCTTTCATGTAGTCTCTGTCATCTGCCCAATGATCTACGCCAAAGTCGATCAGGGGCAGGGTGTAGGTACGGATAACTCCGTCAGCGAAGATACCTGACCAGGAGGCGCAGGTAATCGCCGTAGCTCCTACTTCTACAGGCTCTTCTTTATCTAGCCGGACTTCTTGATCCTTGTCCTTCTTATACTTTCCAAAAGTCTTCGTCTCAACGTCATAGGCTATCGCGATTGACTTAGAGAGTTCAGCCAATGCAATAGGGAAGTGTGCAGGGGATTCAAGGAGGGTATAGCCGAATTGCTTTGGTGCAAATAGAATGCTCTTAAGTTTTTTAATGTCCTGTTGTAAGAGCCATTCTCCATGAGGTACTGTTCTAACGTGCTCCAACTTGTTAATGACGATGACGGGAACAGAATAGTTAAGTCTGCTACCACGCCACTTGTCAAGTGTAGGAGCTTCACCTGGGACAAGATAACGGAGAGTCTGCTCATTGCAGCAGAGGATAGCATCACAGCTTGTTTGCTTCGCTTGTCCAAGGAGTTCACCGATGGTTAAGTCTTTGACAGTTGAAAGGGCTGTGATACCTGCATTGCGCAGGATGTATGCAAGCGCAGCGAGATGTGGTTTGTCTGCTTTGCTATAGTTGACGAGAACACGCATTTAACTCCTCAATATTCTTTGGACTGCGTAAACTAAAAGGCACTGGCTTGTGACCAATGCCCTTGATGTTTACTGTCTAAGGATATTAGGCAGCAGCTTCGTGAACAGGGCGAACCTGAACATTCTCATACTCACCGCCGGCCGGATTAGCCGTCTTGCGAATCGTGATCTTCGCCTTGAAAGAAGCATCCTTCAGGCCGTCGATAACGTCCTTGAGCTTAGCTCCTTCGAAGTCTTGCACGTTCAGGATGTTCATAGCCTGCCGCTTGAAATACTTCAGGCCATCTTCCGTGAACATGAAGCTTTCAGAGAACAAGCTACCATCCTTGACCGGCAGCTCAACCGTTTCGATAGTCTGATCCACCTTGTAGATGATCTTCAGACGGGCAGCTTCTGTCGGCTTCGGATTCTCTTTCGAGACCTTCGGCGTATACTTCTCTGTCTTGGCTTCGACGACAGTTAGCACATAAGTGCCAGCCGGAGGATTTACGAAGTCAGGCAAGGTTTCTACCTTGTCCATCTCCACATCCATCATGCTGTCCAGATCAAGAATCGTTGTATTACCGTTTGCCATTTTGGATATTACCTTAGTAAGTGCGTGAAAGAAAGAAATTGCGTACTGCGTGTGTGTTAGGCTTTAGCGTGCTTGAGTGCTAGTCTCTCCTTAAGTGTCAAAGGTTTATCAACGCTAGCAGTTCCGGCCACAGGAGCAGGAGCCACGCTAGCAGGGCTTGGAGTAGGAACAGGAGTAGTAACCCCTTCGCGGAGAATGCCGCCTTCAATAAGAATAGCCCGCATATCAGCAGTCTCTGCGTTCTTTTCAATCCTAGCATTAACTCGGCTCCCCGTCACTCTATCACCGAGATAAGTGGAAGAGCTGCCAGCTACGTGCTTGTTAAGTTTTTTATGCACATAGGCCACAGTGCCGAAATACTTAGCGCACTTCATACTGAAGGCTTTAGTCCCCATCAATGGATAAAACTTGTCCTTGCCTTCATCATCTTCCATACAAATCTCATGTGTGAGGAAGGCGAAGTTAGTATGCGTGGCCTGCTGTACAACAGTAAGAATATCCCCCAGCCACTTACCTTGGATACCATACTCATCCCAGCCCGGCTTATACATACTGTCCTTGCCGAGACACAGTGCAGCCATTGCAGAATCTCCGAGCTGACTACCGCTGTCTGTAATAACCAGATCATTGTGCGTGCAGTCCGCCATAAGAAAACGGACGCTAGGATTACCAGCCCTCTTACACTCTGCGCAATTGACTTTGCCGTGCATATCGCAAATATCCACTGGCACCTTTGAAGTGAATGCCTTAAGGACAGTCTCAATGAAGATAGGCTGATCTCGCGTGTCCCGAATCTTGAACAGCGTGATTTTATCCATCTCTTCTTCTGTAAGACCCATATGCAGCAGAGTCTCAGCACCGTTCTCACCATCGAACCAGAAGATACGATTGATCTCTTTGATCTTAGCTGCTGTCCCTGCCAGGCGTGTCTTGCCAGTCTTCGGTGGACCGTAGATCAAGATACTGTGATTAGGCTGGACAACAGCTACTGCCTTGGCGAGTTCACTCAGTTTCATTTGGTTTATCCGTTATATTCGTCTTGCTTATGCAGAAGCATCGTAAGATCAGCAGGCATCGTTTCAGAAGCGGCCTTAATTTCAGCTTCATTCTCAACAGAATACCAAAGCTGAAACATAGTCAGCAGCGCGTCAGCAATAGCAGCTTCCCTGATTTGAACGATCTTATTAAGATCATCCTCCGGCATTCCCATTCTGTGCAACAAAGTAATAGGCCCTTGTGTCACATTATGGAAGTTGAAAACCGTTCGGAGAATCATACCATACTTCCGGGACTTGACTCTCTCAATATTATCTAGCATCTCCTCAAGTTCTGGAATCAAACTAAGAGAGTCAATGTCTTTCATGGTTTATCCTCTCCAGACTATTTCATTCTTAGTCGCTTCTGTCTTTTCTTTCATCTCTTTCCACTCTGCAATCTTCTCTTCCAGAAGGGCTTTGATTTGTGGCTCCGGCTTCCAGTAACCCGGTCCTTTCTGTACCTTACCACGCGCATCATATATAGGCTTGCCATCAGCTCCGAGTTTAGAGAAATTGGAAGCCATGATGATGCTAAGAACTTCTTTGATTGGCAGTCCGTAGCGTGCCATCTCAGATGCGCAAAAGACTTGAATATCGCCGAGCCAATCTGCCAAGTCTACCAGCAGATCAATTACTTCATAAGGTTCTCCGGGCTCAACCAATACACCCTTGCGTACACGCAATCCATGTACAAGCGATTGGATGATATCTTCCACTTCATCCACTTCTTCAATGAGAATGTTCTTAAAATTCTCCAGTCTGTTAATGATGCAGACTTCGCCATCCTTATCATCCAATTTCTCAGGGAACTGCTTACGCTCATGCTCAACTTGAAGATACGGGCTAGGATAAGCAGCGACAGGCAGGCCATACATGCCATTGAAGAAGAGAATCTGCGATTCAAAGTCACGGACTTTGAGGGTGATAGGATCAGTCATTAGATAGTTTCCTCCAGTTTAGAAGCAGGGATACGATTCAAATGTTCTGTAATCAGATCATCTAGATCGTAGGTAAAATCATACTCGATTAGATCAGGCTCAGGCGGCTTTGGAATATCGAGTGAGTGCAGATTGCACGTTCCAAAGTACCGACAAGGTTTATTGAACTTGAGACAGCTATGTCCTCGCATAGGGTAGATGTTAAGGTCTTCCATATCTTTGAGCTTCTTAACATCTAGCCCGAGTGTCATGAACCATTTGAGTCTATCGACTAACGACTTATCAAAGGCCATTGTTTGAATCTTGATAGAACTGAAGTCTCTACCAAGCTGCGCGATGAAGTAGAGGACACCGTAAGAGGATTGTTGCTCTCCTACGATACGATCCAACGCAATGGAATACCCAAGACACTGGCCGGAATTCTGGTACACTGGTGAAAGATCATAGAGTTGCAGGCCCGTATGTTTGGCATCCATAATGTAATGGACACCGGAGATTCTATTACGCAGAACTACGTCAATGTAGCCGACAAAATAGTATTCCTCTGTAATGTTCAGCCTGAAAGACAATTCAACAGCAGGCTTACCTTGGAAGTATGCAACCTCATACTCCATCAACAAGGTATCCAATTCTGGAAAAGACTTCATCAACGCCAGCATACAGCGGGTCATTGATTTCTTATCTGTCTCAAGCTCTGGATAATAAGCAAGCCATGCCTGCCATAGAGCCATATCCGAATCCTGCGTAACGAGATAGGTTGCGATGCCTGTCCCATACGCACGTCCGAAGACAGTGTGCTCAGTCTCTTCTCTAGCTAACTCGTTTACTAGCTTCTTCTCTAGCTGCCACTTGCGTTCGCAGGTATGGAGAGTCTCCAAGGAGGAATGAGATAGGCGAATAGGGATGATCTTACTCATCGAGTAGAATTCTTTGTCACTTTTGTTTATTTTGCAACGCAAGTTCACCAGCAAGAGCTGAATAACCTACTTGATCTAGCCAATTATCCAGATGCCCCGGATTATTGTGAGTCCTTGCGATCTTGAATAGAACCATTAGCTGTGAAATCTGCAAAGGAGTCAGCAAGATCGGCATATTAAACTCTTTTGTGAGATACACAGACCAATAGTTAGCAATCATTTGAAAACTATTCTCGGCTTCACCATGAGTGGCTGCTCGGTCTTTATTGATAATCTCGCCAGCCTGCCGCAGAATGGTTGATCGCATCTTCTCAGGAGCCATGTTACTTTCTCCTTTGCTATTTGGATAAACAGTGCTCATTTGAATTTCTACCATGTCAGATTATCCTTAGTGCTGGGCGGGATTGGAAGGGTATCAAAATCATCCATCCCTGTGTCCTCGGTATCTTCTGTAATAACTGCTAGACCGCCCTCTTCCTCGATCAACCTAGCAAAGCGCTTAGCTGATTCATGAGTATAGCGAGTAATCTCACGCTGCTTGCTGGTCGGAGTGTCCTTATATGTGACTATCCATACCATAGTTACTACACGCTCGTTCTTCTGCTGTGCCATTGTTCACCTCCAAATAAAAGATTACCCTATCACGCTCTCCATCTGTGTTCTCCATTAGATACTTTCTTGCTTTGTGAAAATATCTAATAGGCAACACTATCATCCGTTCTGCTTGAGTGATCGCCAACAGCTAACAAGTTCCTGGATGATATCCTGCGTCACTTCCGGGTTCTAAGGCCCGGCTAAGATGGTGGAGGTACTAGATGCTTAGTAGTTGTGGGGGAGTGAGTTATTCCGTCCGGTACGTCAGTAGCTACTAGGTGCTCTAGATCGCCACTGCCTTACACTATACCATTGCGGTAGCGAAGTTTATACGCTCGGTCCTGTTGCTATCTGAGACAGCAACTACTCAAACACACTATCACAAGTTCCCAAGGCTTATACTAGTACCTCCGTAAACTACCAATCTTCGTTATGAAGACTATGCCATTCCTGACTATCAAATGGAACTACTTTGTAATCATCACTCTTATGATTCATTTCAGGTAGTTCATGCCGATAGCACATCATTCCATCAGGCCAGACTATTAGATCATCTGGGCTAGTCTCAGAGTTCATCAAACACCGCCTGAACTTCCTCAGGATTACTAAAATCAATTTTCTTCTTCTTGTTAGAAGTGCCTTTCTTCTTCTCTGTCTCAGCTTCTACCTGATCTTGTTTAGTCAGCCTACGCAATGCGATAACCATCTGACCATAGTCAGTGTCAAGCATGAGAGACACAGCATTAGGATTAGCCATAAGAGCTTTCTTCAACTCCGACATGGCATTCTTTAGCGGAATGTCTGAAAGATCATTCAAGGCCTGAATACGAGCGGCAATATCAGCATAGGCTTGCGCAGTAATAGGATCAGCTTCCTCTTTAGGAGGATGATTCTCCGCAATCTCAGGACTTAGTGCTGGTGGCGTGCTGTGAGATTCTACTTTATCTTCCGGCATATTGCCAGAGGACGCGGCAGATACTACAGATGCAGCCGTAGCTGGGGTTGTGGTAGATTGCTGCTTCTTGAGAGCCATCTTCTCTGCAAAGGTTAGAGGCTTTCCCGCAGGGGCCAGAGCTTCCTCCTTTATAGTTTCTACCTCTGTAGTCTCTACTTTTGGGGCTTCTGTTGGCGCCGGGCTACTAATCTGCTCTGCTTTAGCTTTCTTAGCGGCTAGAATTTCTGCTAATCCCATTTTACTTTCTCCTTATTTCCCAAACCTGAGATAGCGCTTGAAATCCTCGGCAGTATCTCGCCATGTTTGTTTAACATTCTCTGTTAGAGTCTCCCAGCGCTCTGGCGATATAGCAGGACCGGCGTGCCTTGAGGCATTAGCGCAATGCAACTCATATAGAATCTTACCATAATCGAGCATAATATTCTCCTTATCAGAATGGAATGTCATCATCGTAATCATCGAAATGATCTTTAGCTTTGGGCGAGCGCGCTGTAGTCTTAGCAAACTGCGCAGGGGGATTACCTCTTGGCGTAGGATCAGTCTCTTCCTCATCATGCGTATTATCCCACAGCTTCTGTAATACCGCTTCTTGTTTCACAGACATATGCTGTTTAGGATACTTAAGCAGGAAGTTCAGTACGTTCTCACAGAAGCCTGTCTCCCAGTCGGTAAGCTGATTTCTGCGACTACCTAATAGTTCAGCAAGGCGCTGCTTAGCTACGTCGCGTGGGCTGATCTCATCGCCATCATCTTCTGTGGAGAATTCCGGCTTACCGATGCTCGGAAGCTTAGCTTTCTCCGCCTCGACCTTAGCCTTGTTCTCTGCTTTAAGTTTTGCGAAGTCTACCATGATTAGAACTCATCATTAGGCACCCGAATATCTAGGACAGTGACAGCTTTCTTAGGGCCAAGCTTGATCCGCACATCCATCAAGCCTGGAATCTCTTTACCGTTCTTATCCTTGGCAGGATAGACTAGAAAGCTGAGCACCTTGTTATCTCCAGGAAGCCCCGAGCTTTTGAGCTTTGCATTATCTTTGCCCTTGCGGATGATTAGCCCTGAGCGCAGAGCTTCTACCTGATCCGCAGGTACAGTCATAATACAGTCTTGAAGTTGATAGACTTGATCCATCAGCTCCCGAAAATTATAGGTGTTCTCGTCACCTTCTTCCCTGAAAGAGTCTTCATCTAGACCATCAAGGGGATTAGCTTTTTCAATTGCCATAATCGTATTCAAACTCCTGTGCGTCAATTATACCATAGTTTTCCGGCGATTTTTCAATCCTGCTATCGTTCGTTTCTTCTAAGAGCAAGGCTATTCTTATTTGTTGTTGCTCTGTATAATGCGCTTCGATATCTTTCAGCAGTGTTACGCCTCTTATCAGTTGTGTTTTGTTGAGCATCATTACCTTAGCTACAAGTGCATCAAGTAATTCTCGCCTGTCCGGGAAGATATACTTAAATACACCTAAGCCCTCAGTGAGCATCTTCCAATCAGTATAGTTTACCATACCGAAAAGAAGCGGAATAGCTAGTCGGACATAGAATTCATCTTCTTCTGTCCAGACCGCATCAAGGTCTATCATCCGAGCTGTCCTGCCTCATCTGCCCAACGAAGATAGCGCCACATAAGATGCTCCCAATAAGCAATCTCACTAGCAGTGATGCCGCGCTTAGCCATCCAATAAGCAGATCTAGCTTTATCCAAGAAGTTAGGCTTAGGTGCCGGCTGCATTCGCATAAGCGGCTCGTACTTATGCCGCTCCGCATAGTCAAGATCACTGAGCATCTCAGCTCTCTTTCAGGATATCCTCGAAAGATACTTTGTTTCCTTGTACAGCAATAGCATGTCTGCTATCCAGCAGGAAAGCCACTTCGATATCCTTGAACATCTTGGCAGTAGCTCGCGCTTTGATACCAGCTTCAACAGAATCTTTAGAGATTTCTGTAGCTAGTGCTTCGACTACACGCTGCGCTGACTGAATCTTACAGAGAATATAAGTGTTGCGCTCTTGCATTGCCTTGAGTTTCTGGAACTCAGTGGGATTAGCTGAAAGGGCGCGGGGAACAGGGCATTCATCCATTTTATCTCTCCTTATTGCAAAGTTGTACAGAAGAACAAGGCTGTGCATCGAACACCCGGATGACGTTTATGTAACTTTAGCAGTTTACGCATCGAATACAGGCGCATGACACAATAAGCATTAGAAGGAAACATTACCTCTCCTTAGAATCATAACTGACAGTGGGAATCTTTGGGAAATAGTAACGATACCAGTCTCTTGTGCTCTGGCTTATCTGAAACCAGCGAAAAGTGCCAGTTCCATGGATTGTCGTATACAATTCCCAGACTTGTAGTTCAGTGTTAAAGCGCAGCTTCAGCTGGGCCTTGATAGCTTCTGCTTCTGCTTTATTGCTTCTTATGTTCGTGCTTTTGATTGACATTAGGTTCCTTTTCCATGACATAAAGATTCATAACTCGGCCTATTATGCGTTTCATTGCCTGCTCTTTAATTATTAGCTCAAGTCTGCTATTTTCCATAAAGGCTTGTACCTCAGGCAATAGCCAGCATTGCTCTATGAGAGTAGAGATAGGAAGATCAGCAGAGCTAGGCGAGAATATAAGTTTTTCTACAGCTTGTACAGCTTTGCTGTAATTATGTTGCGTTTGCTCTGCCCGAGCAACTACTTTATCTGCATGACTTCTGCACTCTGGACAAGAGATTGCATCATTGCCGTGCGGGCAGATCGTAATCATAGTGAGTTCTATAATAGCCGTTCTAATTGGCTGATTTTCAGGAGCCGCTCACTAACAATATCCGCAGGTGCAAGCGGATTAGTTCGCGCAAGCCACCATCTGTGCCAGTGAAAGAGAATGTTGTTAATCGCAGGAGCGAGTCCTAGTTTTTTAATCATCGTTGTTATTAAAAAATGTCATTGGCCGCTGCTTGATCGCAGAGTGCTCTGAATAATTTATCAGAAAGCAAGACAAAAACATCTTTGTGCTTTTTAGCAAAGTCATTAGCCGCAGCAGCGTTTCCTACAGGAAGCCGCATGTACTGTACACGGCTCCATCTTTGCCAATCTCCCGGCTTATTAGGATTCTGCCGGAGAATGTTTAAGGGCAGTTCAAAGTCATTTTGTTGCTCAGACATCATATTCCCCTGTAAAACCGTTATAGCATCGAATAGCTAAACCTCGATGGAAATATCTATTCTTCCACCGCTTTTCTCTGAAAAATTGTACATCGGCTGTACGCCAAACAGGATCATCCTTGTGCAGTCTCCTGATTAGTTCTGCTTTACTAGACTTAGCCTGCGCGGTTAGCAAAACGCCGCTAAAATTAATCGAAGCAGTGATTACTTTATTTCGTGGCATACACTGGCTCCCTATCATTTTCCTGCATTATGCCGGAGTTGAAGTATTCAATCTTATCTGCTACAGATTGGCCCTTGATCCGCTGATTTTTAATCGCTTTCTCAATTACTGCATCCTTGCTGATGATAGTCACTTTAGTCCTGGCCCTAGTTACGGCAGTATAGAACAGTTCCCGGTAGAGAGATACTGCATGATCCTTGTGCAGAATGATAAAGACCTTGCGCCACTCTGAGCCCTGGGCTTTATGCACTGTTAAGCAATAGCCTAGAGAGAATACCTGAGCTGAAAAGTCTCCAGCAGCCGATAGTTCTTCTACTTTCCCATTATCCAGCTTAACTACCACTGTATGCGAAGCTTGTTGTTTACGTTCTGCTTTCTCGGCTTCGAGAGCTTCTAGGGAGAAATTAGAATAATCCACAGCAGCTTCATCTAGGTCAAGCTCTGCTCTGCTACCCGTGCCGAGCACTCTAACACCGAAGCGGGTAAGATCAGAACCTGCAAATTGGGGTTCTTTGCCGTGATAGTTAGGATTACGGTAGATATCAATAATCACGCCGTCCAGCTTATTGAACATGATACGATCACCTACTGCAAGATAGAGCTTACTAAATCCTGCAATTACTTCATGCACAATCGCATTGCGCCGAGAGCCTAGATGCTGTGCAATCCAGGCATTCATGTTATCTGTGCCGCATTCCTGCTTATTCCAGGGAGACAGAATCATGCAATCTTCTGGATCATATTCTGGCAGTCCATCCGAACCTTTGATATCAAGCCACGCATTGAACAATGCGCCGAGTGTATGGCTTAGCTTATTCTGCCCGACCTGAGTGGGTGACTTGCCTCGGACAATTACGAAGTTCTCATCTTCTTTGAGCTTCTCGCCTTTAAGGATGTTATGAGCGTTCTCCAGGATAACACCCTGATTACGATATACTTCCGTAAGCTCCACGATAGGAAGCTGCACGAGAGCATAATTGAGAATGCTTGGTCCGAATACCGGCGGAAGCTGGTTAATGTCACCGATAAAGATGATCTGAACGCCAGGTGGTAGTGCTTCATAGAGATTCTTCCAAAGGGTCATAGCATCTAGCATCGAAGCTTCCTCGATGATAAGGTGCGTAATGGTCAAAGGATTCTGTGCTGTCCTTTGTGGCGCAAAGCGAAACTTCTCTTTATTCTCTATCGGATCGAAGTATGTCTCAGGCTCGTATTCCAGAAGCGTATGGATTGTCATAATGTTATGACGCAGGCGCTTCTCTAGCAGCGGAGACTTGAAGATAGCTTTCTGGAGATTAGCAGCAGCCCGCCGGGTGAAGGCGCAGAAAGCGATAGACGGCGCAGATTTATATTCGCGCTTGCCTTCTTGATCGTAGCTCTTGAATGTAGATACATTCAGTTGATCGTTTAGCAGAAGCTTCTCTGCAATATTGCGCGTCGCCGTGGTCTTGCCTGTACCAGCAGCGCCGATAAGACAGAAGGATTTGCCTTGATCTGCAAACTCTCCTGCGATCATTTGCTTATCGTTCAGAACTACAGAGAGAGCAAAGCTTTCTTGCTTGCCTAGTCTTTCTTTCTCGCTANTCTCTGCNTGAATCTCAGCAGCAACNTCTTCTTCAGTCTCTTCTGGCTCTTCATCTTTTTCTGGCTCTTCATAGATAGTGACCAGATCATCAGACGTGAAGTGCGGTTCTATGTTTGCCGGGATGATCTCGTCATCGAGCGGATTGTGCGCCTTTGCTCTGTCTACTAGCTTCATGCCGTAGAATTGATTCTCTTGTTTCTCTTCTGCGGTTAGGACAATCTCGCCAGTAGAGATTTTCTCTGCCAGTTCTTCCTGAGCTTGCTGGAAAGCATCAAACTCTTTTTCTGTAGCTACGAGCTTCTGAGCAGCCGCTTTCTTGAGCAGGAGATTCTTGATAAAGAGCTGGCCAATACTCTGCGTTTCTACTACTTCTTTGAGAGTATCAGAGGCCTTCGCTTCTTCCGCTAGTTTGTTGTAGAATTCTTTATTCATTTGATAATCCTCTCACCAGTACCGCGGCAATTATTACATATTGTTGTATAATCACCATATATTTGATCATACTTAAAAAGATAACCATAGCCTTGACATCTAGTGCATTTTTGCGGTAATTGTTTTATTTGATTTGTTTTAGCAAAAGCACGTAATGCTTGAGTCTCTTTTTCCGCTTGATCTTTATTCATGATGATTATTATCTCCTAGAGACAGATTCTTCCCTTGCCAGCCGCACTATAGCATAATTGCCGTAAGTGTGAGACTGGAAACTGATTATAACCTCAAAATCCTCAGCGCTCGCTGGAATCTTGCTATCGTATGCTACTTGATAGACATTACCATCTCTAGCACAGATGATCGCCGGAAGATCATTCTTGTTTAGAATCCTTCTTTCTAGGAAACAATGCTTTAGGGTAGGGTAAGGCTCAGCTATGGTGCCGGGCTTGAAGATACTGAATGAGGGAGTCATCTCTCAATCCTTTCCGAGATTCTCTTTTGTCTCAGAGGGGATATAACTAGCAGTTGAGGGGAGATTAGATTGCTTCACTATCCGCTTTTGTGATTCTTGAATCTTCTTCTTCCAGAGAATCTTCTCAATTGTAGAGAGGCCCTCTGGAGGAACTAGCTCAGAAGTTGCATCTAATCTAGAAGTTGCATCTAATCTAAGAGCTGGAGTATCCAAGTCCATATGATTACTAGCGCTGCTAGCGTTAGTCTCCATTTGATTCGCAGAAAGATCATCAACAGTCTCAGATTCTTCAATAGCTTCTTCGTTTCCAGGTGCGGGATCATCTTCTTGCTCCTTTTCAATGGCTTCTTCAAGCTCAGAAACATCAAGCAAGAGAGCTTTACGATCACGTTTCAGAATCTCTAGGAGAGTCTTCGCTGGCGCATTGTTATATTGTTCCAGGCGCTCGCAGATTTTCTCAACCCAAATAGAAGGAATAGACAGAAGCGCATTCTCTGCCATGAGCTGTAGAAGCAGAGCGCGAAGTTTCTCAGTCACAGCAGCAGTCTTGCACAGATCAGAAATAGCAGCCTTGCCAGCTTTCCTATCTTCTGCATACTGTTTCTTAGCTCTTGCAATCTCCTGCCGCGCAAGGAAGCTAATCTTTCGTTCTTTCTTCTCTACGTCCTTGATATAAACAGGACGGCCTACCTTCTTGATAGCATTTGGATCATATGCTTCCTTATCAGGCTTGGCAATAGCATCAGCCAATTCCTTGAGATAATTCTGCATCCGATAGAGTAATCCATGCTCTTCGGTTATCCTATCAAAGCGAATAGAGAGTTTTGGCAGATATTTTGCATTGCCGCTATGGATCAAGTCTTCGATCATTATGATCGCTTCGATAATATGATCCTTGCCTGCGGTTCTAATGATAGCGTTCTTTTGAGCGCCGCTATCGAATGGCTGAAAGGTGAAAAGCTCATAATCGTCGGCAAGGACTATGAGAATGCCCGCGAGGGTTTGAGTATCCAGCTTGCGAAGATAATCTAAGCCTTGCTGTGCGATACCGCGGCAGTTTGCCAGATCAGACAGTGGATGAGAATAAACAAGCGCCTTGTAGGGAATAGCTGGGTACTCTATGAGAGAGACAATGCCAGTAATCGGGCAGACTACTGTGAGCTTCTTGCTACGCTCGGCCAGTAGCAGTCTGCGACTAACACGTTTCTTCTGCGCATGGATAGCTACACTGTGCGCTGATTGCTTCTGAACTGCAATAGCTACTTGCATTGCCTCGCCGTTGATAGGAGAGCTTCCTTTGAAGTCTACGGCATGTTCCTGTATGCCGACAGGGATTGTCTCTAGCTGGGCCGGGTCTAAGTCTGGCGCAGATTCTCCGACTGGTGCAGTATAGCTAGTTCCGGGCCAATACTTCGCAGGGATACTAATGACAGTCTCCACTGTAGAACCTGCTAACAACTGATCGACAGTCTCAGCCGGAAGAACAAAGCCGTTATCTGGAAGGTTATCTATCATGGTATCTTCTTTCGGTATCTGTTGCTAGAGCTTAGCGTGCCGTTTTCCAGTGATCCTTACCGAAGAGATAACTAGCATCTTTCAGATTAGGAGAACAAAATACATACTGAAAACCGTTATATTTGTGGCAAATAACTACCATTGCACTGAGAGAGAGATATACGGTCATTTCTAATTCCTTAGAACTTCTGCTTATTGGCTATCATTCTTGCAATATCGAGCTTGACTGCAATCTGTGTTTTTGCGCTAATTTCTTCGCAAATGATATCGCCTTTTGCGTTCACTCTCATATGCCACAATTCAAGACCAGTTCTCAAGTCCGTGATAATGGCCTTCTTAGCATCTCCATAATCTTTATCGAGGTGCCTATATGCTGCGCGCTTGGCTCCGTGGGGAGTGAGAGAATGTCCTTTGAAGTCAGCGGTTCTGCTGGAGAGAGTAGATCGGCCATCATAGTAATAAACAGTCTCGATAGGCCGCTTGAATTGTGCAAGTTTCTTTGCCATGATTATCTTTTCCTTGTTTATTCTCCGTCGGAACTAGTAAGCAACCCGGCCGCAAGCCAATTGCTCCATTTGGTATCATCCCACTCAGCCATCATAGATACTTCTTGATAAGAATCACACTGGATAGTATGACTATAGTGCAATACAGTATCCGTGACCCGTAGTGCGTGAGGATGTGGCCAGATATACAAGCGCTGCACTTGATATCGAGCTTGCGGCATCTTGTGGATTATGGTAGAAGAGACAATGATTGCCATGACTAGAAGTCCAGTGCATCAGGATGAACAATGCCTGCATTAGAAGCATTACGGGGCTTATAGCTCAATTCGTAATGAATAGCAGATTCTGGACAGATTCGACGAAGTGCAGCCATGAAGTCAGGACCGTGATTAGCTTTCGATCCAGCTACTGCATGAGCCATTTCATGGGAGACATACCATTGTTTATAGCGAATGCTGCGCACCATAGCCCATACAGGGATTGTGATAACTCTCGCTTTATAGTAGCATCTTCCTCGTTGCTGATTTACAGCATAGAAAGTCCAGCCATCATTGCGAAGGCGAATAGCTACTTTCTTCATTACCTCTGTGCAGTCTTTGAATATCTCCTGCGAAGCAGAATAATCTACACATTTTGGGATGAAGAAGCCATCAGCCATTAGCTCTTCTTCGAGATTCTCTTCGCAGATCATCTTGTTATTCATTCTGTTTCTCCTCTACTCCAAAAGAGAATTGCTTTCCGAAGTGGATTAGCTTGATGGAGTGGCAGACCAGTTTCTTGCATAAGATAGAGACTGGCCTTCGCTGGTCCCTCATCTTCCTGCAAGCTCAAGACATTATGAATCTGCTCAAATGAGAGAGCCTGCTGATATTCTACAGTAAATGTGAATCTCATGTGAGTTTTAGGATTGATGCTAGTCATTCTCAGGCTTCTTGAATCTTCTTGATCTGAGCCATAGAATCCGCATCCACCTTCTTACCATAGTCCAGATCAGAGCTTTTGCACTTCTTACACTTACGCTCTGCCCACTTATCATAGGCCGGCTGAGATTGTGGCGGCTCTTCATCTTCTTGCTTGTGTCCGCAGGACTGGCAGGTTCTAAGCCATGTATTGGTCATTATCTTTCCTCATTAGCTACTAGCTATCTTGCTGATCTAGAAGCAAGTAATACTAAAGTCTTACAAGCTCCATCCTGGGGATTGCCCCAATGCCAGTATAGCACAGATTAGGAAAAAATCATGAGGGAAAACCCGGATTGCCGAAAATCTCGATTATCCCGATGCACGTAATCTACTGAAACACCATGTTAGGGGGGTACCGGGTATCTAGTAGGAGGGATGCAGATAAGCAATAGAAGGCGCCGGGGTGTATGCCTATATCTCAAGAGTCTGTGAGCTACTAGGCAGGGATAAGCCTATAAGGAGTCTAAGCTATACGTGTAAAGATAAATTTTTTCGTTTTAATAAAATTCAATTTATAATTTTGTTCTTAAGAATTTTGTTCTATGGGAGTATGGCTCAGACTAGGGCTCTATAGAATCTGTGCCTAGCCTATACTATCCCTAGTCTGCACAAACCTCACCCCCACAAACCGGGGTACCCCCCTCCCTGGGTGATTTGGTGCATCTGGTGTATCCGCGTAATCCGGTTGGCGAGTCGAGCTAGTCTGTAGCTATAGGCTTATCGCTCACCCGGCTAAGTCCCGCTCGAAAGCTAGTCTCTGATCTAGCCCGTAGGTGCAGACTAGAGAGACTGCTAGATACTAGGGAAAATCCCTAGAGACGAGGATAAAAACGGTGCTATAATTCAGTCACCGCAACGAAAAGCGGTGTCATCAACCAACTGGAGAATCCCTCATGAGCTTCCAAGCAATTACTATCGACGTTTCCAAGAAAGAGAATGGCGCTTTCAAGAAAGTAGGCGAACAGACTATCTTCGTTCCGTTGCTGGCAGATATCATTCAGTATGTTACCAGCCCGATCAAGAAGGATGAGAAGGGCAACGACATTATCGAAGATGGTATTCCCGTCTACGAGGCCGACCCAGCTAACTGGGTTCAAGGCGCTATGCTGGCAATGGCGAAAGCTCAGGCACGGAACAAGATGAAGTCCGGCACGGCTGAACTGAAGGATGGACAGAAGATTGCGACGAACTGGGAAGAACTGTGCGCAGAAGGTGTGCGCGATGGTTCCGGCCTAGCGCTTGCAAGGGAGTTCAAGCAATCCTTTGCGGATTGGATCAAGACTCAAGGATTGTCCGAAGCAGCGAGCAATATGCTTGTCACTCTGGTATCCAACAAGGCGGCTCTGCTGTTGCAGAC